AAGCACGGTACTTCTTACGCTCAGCAGTACTGTGGTACTCCGTGTCGTATTTCTTCTTGAGCTTTTTAGCCTTAGGATTCTTATCGTAATATTCTTTACTCTTACTAGCCATTTCTGTATCTTGCTACTTTTTTTGCTATTTTTTTAGGCTGTGCAACAAACTGCTTTCCTTTACTGTTCCCAGTAGCCTTTGCTTTATTTGTTGCTGCTTTTTCTGCTGGTGTCAATGCTTTCCATGCAGCCTTTGGTAAATATCTTTTTTTACCTTTTGACGGAGAGCCATCAGAAGTGGTCCACTGTTGCTCTGTCCATTGTTTTAGACTTTTCTGTGGAGCTTTCATGACTTGTATCCGCCGCCGCTTTTTTTATACAAAACTGCTAGCATCTGTGCTTTGCGAGCACTCCACTCACCAGCATCCCCTCCTTTAGAACCAGCTTTGACCTGATTAAAAAGCCTTTTCCGCAAACCAGGCTTTGTATAATTGCCAGAGGCGTTAACCTTACTCATGTATTTTTTCATCGCCCCTGACCTCTATACTTTTTAATATAGTTCTTGCTGGTCTTCATGCCAGAAGTTTTTGTCTTGGCGTGGACACCTGGACGGCTTTGCTTAACAACAATCCGCTTAGAGTCCGTTTGCATTTTCATCTTTGCCATAATTAACTACCGCAAGCTTCGCAGTCCTCAGGATTATCAATGTTACACGTAGGCTGAGGTGCTTCCTCTAGTTCATTTATCCAGTTGCTCAAGTCGCCCATTTTCTTTTTCTGTTTGATATAAATAGTCTACAAGTCTAAGAGCAATTTGAACGTCATCTTTAAGTGCGCCTATAGCAAAATTGCAGTTGTAACAAAGCAATCCCCTAACTGCGCCAGTAGTATGACAATGGTCTACAACAGTCTTGCCTTGAAGTAGTTCCGCATTGCAAATTTTGCATTTTTTTTCTTGCGAGGCAAGTAATTCTTTGTAATCAGACAGATTTAAACCATACCTCCTTAAGAGGTTGGCATTTCTTTTCCATTCCTTTCTGCAAGGACTACAAAAGTCGTTTGGGTACCCACCCTGACGCGCGTTTTTAACTTCGTCCTGAGTCAGTTTATTAGAACATGAATTGCAGTTCACTACCAGTTGTAGTTACATGCCCACCATTTAGCCGTAAGTTTACTTTTTTCAGAAGAGCAGTTCATGCGAGATTTAAAATTCTTTCGTCTCTTCTGGTCTTTGTGTTGAAGAAAGTCCTGATATCCCCTGGCGCCAAACATGACTATTTTTGTTTGCCCGTTCTGACGAGCAAGCACACGGTATTTTTTACCGCTTCCTTGTGGAGCGCGTTTAGGCTTGTTATATCCGGGGAAAGTCTCTCCTCTGTATACGACTCTTGCCATATCTGGTGTATTGGTCTAAATTTACAACAACAAATTTAAATTATATGTTACAATTCCATCCTGAAGAATTTGAGTCTATGAGTTTTAATGTCTATCCAGTAAAGGGAAAAGACATTACCAAGCAGATGCCCCAGATTGAAAGAATAGACTCTTTTAAAAAAATATTGGCTGCATATAAAGACCTTGGTCCTTCAATAATTAAATACATGTGCTACATGTATGACCAAGGAAGTCCGATGAAGCGCCACTTCCCAGAGCTTAGTCAAAGAAAAAAAGAATGCGCCAACATATCAGGCGTTTCAGCAAACCACGCTGTAGAACAATCTCTTTTTGAAATGACTAGCCCTTTATTTTTACTTGCTATTGATGAGTTTTTAAAATTTCAAAACCACAGAGTCTGGTCTATGATTGTGTCTAATGAAGAAGTATTTTATGAATATCAGTCTAAACTTTTAATAAAAACAGAAGAGGACCGCGACAAAGATTTGCTTCAGGCGCTGCAGATTAAATCAAAAATTATGTCTGACATGGACACAATCAATGAAAGACTTGAATCTTATTATGACAAATTGTATCAGGGTGATACTGAGCTAATTGCACATGTTCAGCTTAAAAACATAAGTCCCGAAGAAATTGCAGAGCTAGATGTCTAAGATTGTTGTTCAAGATATAGAATACGAAATTCCACCTGTTGGATATATTAAAAACAGGATGAATGGGGATTTTGAAAAAAGGGAAATACTTAAATCAAGTACTATCTCAAAAGACCAAGTTTGGTTTAGAACAGAGCTGCCCGAAAACTATAAAAGGGATAGAGCTGCTGAGGTACGAAAGCAGCAGTATGACCCCATGTTTTATGATGTTAAGCTAGAATCATTTCGTCAACAAGAATGGGATAGGCGTCTAAATGGCGTTTGGTTTATGAATAACGGAGAGCCAACGTACATAACCGGACTTCATTATTTGTATTTAAACTGGTGGAGAATAGACATCGGATACCCATCTTATAGGGACCCAGATAGAAATTTTTTTTACTTTCTTCAAGCGGCCATTGAAGATAAAAACTGCCTTGGAGTAGTTGAGTTAACTAAACGCCGTCAAGGTAAAACATTTAGGTCTGGTGTTTTTTTGTACGACCTTCCGTCTAGAAGCAAAAACAAATACGCTGGTATTCAGTCTAAAACAGCAGACGACGCTAAAAGAAACGTATTTGCAAAAGCTGTAATTGGGCCATTTAAACACCTTCCAGACTTTTTTAAACCTGTATACGACCAAGCAAAAGGCGTTACTCCCACATCTGAACTTCGTTTTTACAAAACAACAAAACGAGGAAAATTAGATAAAGAGTATGAAAGCATGCCAGAGCTAGAGTCATGGATAGACTGGAGGAATGCTCAACTATTTGCTTATGATGGAACAAAGCTTCACAGGTATGTTTCTGATGAAGCCGGAAAGCTTGAAGATATAGACATTTGGGAGCGCCACATGGTTGTGCGTTTCTGTATGGAGCAAGATGGAGAATTTATAGGCAAGTCGTTATATACTACAACTGTAGAAGAAATGTCTAGGGGTGGAGATGGTTTTAAAAAACTATGGAAATACAGCGACCAAACAAAAATCGGCGAAAACAAACGAACTATATCTGGGCTTTGGAGATATTTTACCCCATCACAAGAGACATTGTTTTTTGATAAATACGGCTTTCCTGATGTTGAGCGAGGACGTATGTATTACTTGTCAGAAAGAAAAGCATTAGAAAACGATAGCCGTACTCTTTCTTCTTATATACGTAAAAACCCATTCACCCCAGAAGAAGCCTTTAGAGCTGATGGAGACGACTGCATGTTTGATGTAATGAAGCTAAACGAACAGTTAGACAGGTTAGAGTGGACAGACAATAATTTATTGATTGGCAATCTTATTTGGAAAAATCCAGAAAAGAAAGATGAAGTTGAGTTTGTTGAAGATAAAAAAGGAAAGTTTAGAATACTAGAACTGCCTAAAACCCCAAACAACGTAAAAATTGTGAACGGGAAAATTTATCCATCTCAAAAAACAGAATACACTATGGGCATTGACCCATACGACTTAGACCAGGCAGTAGATGGTCGCGGTTCAGATGGTGCTGCATACGTCTTTAAAAAGTTTGATGCTTTTTCAGAAATCAGTAATTTGCCAGTAGTGGAATATATCTATAGACCGCCAACTGCAAAGATTTTTTATGACGACATGATAAAGCTTGCACACTTTTATGGCTGTCAAGCGCTAATTGAAAGAAACAGAGTCAATTGTATTCAATACTTTTGTGAAACGGGATACGATACCTTTGTAATGAAAATTGCTACCTCTTTGGGAATTCATGCAAGTGACAAGACCAATAGACAGCTAGCGGAGTTCATTGAAGAGTATGTCTATCACGAATATAAAAGTATAATGTTTGATAGGTTGATTAGAGACCTACTTGAATTTAGAGTGGATAAAACTACAAAGTTTGACGCAGCGATGGCTTTTGGGTACGCATTAATGGCAGATAAAAATACAATATTGGAAAGACGAGATGTCAAAGCCAACGTCTTAGAGCTTTTCAGCAAACATAAAATCCACTCAAGATGAGTAAATACGGTTATCCTTCCCATCTGGTTTCTAATGCAGAAAAAGGGAAAAATTGGATTCTTAAGTATTGCAAAGCAGCATACAAAGAATACAACTCCCAGACGGGAAAGATATTTTATGGCAATAGATTCAACTATGCCACTATTCGTGACTACGCTATGGGCACGCAGTCTATTAGCAAGTACAAAAAAATGTTAGACGTTTCTGAATCTGCTAATGATTCGTGGTTGAACATTGACTGGTCTGTGCTTCCTATTGTGCCAAGATTTAGACGTCTTGCGCTTTCTAAAGTAGCCAAGCGCTCTTATAATGTTGTTTGCACTCCTATTGATACCATGAGTGAACAAGAGATTACTAGGCACAAAAAGGAACAAGAAATAAAAATTAAAACAAGGGAGCAGCTAGCTACACAAGACCCAATGCTTTCAAAAACTCCTATTCTTATGCGTGAGGATGGCGAGCCAGAAGATATGGAGGAACTTGAGTTGATGATGGCTTTTACCTACAAGCACAAAATGGCTGAGCAAATGGAGGAAATCATTTCTTCTGTTTTGCATTTGAATGGATACGATGAAATCAGAAAACAGATAATTCAAGATTGTTTTGACTATGGTGTCTGTGGAATCCGTGAGTTTGTAGACAATGGCCGAATTAAAGTCAGAAAAGTTTATCCCGAAAACATTGTTACATCTTATGCGCGAAGACGCGACTTTGCAGATGTACAGCATGTTGGAGAAATAACCCTAATGTCTATTGCTGACATTAAAAGTATGGCGGGGTCTGATTTATCCGAAGAGCAGTACGTAGATATTGCAGAACGCTATATTAATAAGTATAATAACCCATCCGCTGTACCCCCACAAAGAGGAATAGGTGCTGATTATGAGACTTTTAAGATTCCAGTACTAGACATGGAATTCTTTTCTGTAAATAATCTGGACGTGGAAAGCCGTATAGATAAAAGGGGCAACAAAATTACAAGGGTATATAAAAAGGCCAAAAAACGAAAGAGCAATAATTATAGCACCACTTCTTACAAGGTTGTCTATAAGGCTATGTGGATTCTAGATACTGAGTATCTATTTAACTATGGCCTTCAAACAAATATGAAGAGAAAAAAAACGTCTTTAACAGACACTACGCTTTCTTATCATTTGTTTGCCCCTGAGTTCAACGATATGAGGGCTAGCTCTATAATGGAGCAAGTCATTCCGATTGCCGATTCCATTCAGTTAAATTGGTTTAAACTTCAAAATGCTATTGCTACATCTAGACCAAAAGGTATTCAAATTGCTTTAGATGCTATTGAAAACATTCCGCTTGGTGGAGGTGGGACAGAAATGACACCCAAAGATGTTCTTGATTTATTTAATAAAAAGGGAACGCTTGTATATCGTTACTTAGACCCATCGGGCAATCCAAGCCCCTATAAGCCAATTGAAGAAATTGAAAACGGCCTAGGGCGTGATGTAGTAACATATTTCAACCTTATAAAGGAAAATATTCAGTTGATTCGTGATATTACTGGAGTTAATGAATATGTAGACGGCAGCACTGTAGACCCAAAAACATTGTCTAATGTTACACGTCTCGCAGAAGAAGCGTCCACTAATTCGCTTTATGGTATTGTAGAAGCGGATAGATTTTTACTTGAGGCTATTGCTGATGACATTGTTGTTCGTGCCCAAGATTTAAAAAAACAAGGACTTTTGTCTAAGGCTTATAGCAAAACCCTTGGTGTGGAGACAATAAAATATTTAGGTCAACAGGACAGCTTTAGCGCCAGAGAGTTTGGAATTAAATTAGAAGACAGACCAGACGACATTCAAAAAGAAAGATTGCTTCAGATGGCATCACAATATGCTATGAACGGTCTTATTGATTTGGAAGACATGGTTCTTATTGAGAATACAGATAATCTTAAAAAAGCTCAATACATTCTTGCTTATCGTTATAAAAAGCGTAAAAAAGAAAAGCAACAAGAGGCAATGATGCAGCAACAATCAAATGCTCAAGTTCAGCAGCAGTCCGCTGCACAGGCTGCTCAAATGCAACAGCAAGTTGAGATGCAAAAACAACAGTTTGAAATTCAGATGGCACAGCTGAAAGGAGAACTGCAAATGCAATTAGAGACTCTAAAATCAGAGTTGAAGGCAAAGTCGGAATAATTATTAACTTTGTGCAACTAAATTTTAATTATGAGCGATGTTACTTTTGAAACTGTGAATCAATCACAGGAACCGCAAGAAATTATTATTGGCAATCCAAACGCTAAAGAGCAAGAGGAGCCAAAAGAAGAGGTTACCGAAGAAGTTGTTTCAGAAGAAACACAACCAGAAGTAACCGAAGCGCCAGTCGTTGAGCAGCAAAGTGCTGATAATGAGTCAAATACAGATGATGGCATTGATGCCGATGCATATGTAAAAGAGACTACCGGAGGGCGTTTTGAAACATTGGATTCATTGTTAGAGAGCTTAAATGAGCAGCCTACTGCTTATGAGTTCAAAGACGATTATATCAAAAAGGCTGTTGAGTACTATGAAAAGAATGGCAATCTGTTGCCGTTTTTAGAAGCTACTAAAGCAGATTATGACGGAATGGCTCCAGAAGATTTAGTGAGACACAATCTTCGCAAAGAATATTCCGAATTATCTGATAGTGCTTTTGATAAACTCTATAAACAAGAGGTAATCAATAAGTATAAGCTTGATGAAGACGAGTTTACAGATGACGAGATTGAATTAGGAAAACAGCTTTTGCAGAGAGATGCAAATCGCATTAAACAAACTTTACTTAAAGAACGTGAGGAGTTCTTACAGCCACAGCAAGAGGTTGTGCAGGAAGAGCAAACAAACTTTCAAGAGGAGTGGTCTAATACGGTCCTGCAAGACAGTTATACTAACAACCTGTTGAACGAAAAATCAATAAGCATTGACGTAGACGGAGAGGCCTTTAATTATGAGGTTGATGACCCACAGTCAATGATTGATATGACGGTAGACAATAGCAAATTTTTTAACTTATTCTTAGACAAGAGTGGTCAAGTTGACTTGAATAAATGGTATAAAGTAGTTGCTTTTGCCATGGAGCCAGACACTTATGATAAAAGTTTGGTAAACCATGGTAAGACTTATGGAGTTACTCAGGTAGAGCAAGAGCTTAAAAACCCTGATACCCCTAAAGCGCCAGCAGCTATGGATTCCAATCAAGACTGGAAAGAAGCTTTTCTATCTGCAGCAATAAATCAAAAAAGAACATAAATCAAAAAATTAATTGTCAATTATGGCTACTTACGACAAAAACTTTATCTCCTCTATCCACTTTTTGGATAAGCGTGAGATTCTTTCTCAAGTATTAGACGTTCAGAACGAAGACCCTTCTTTCTTGGACGTAATGGAAGGCATGCGCCGCAGCGTACCTACGTCTAGCGCAGTATTCCACAACTATGTAAACGAGGCTATCTACGAAAAGCTTACTTTGGCTTCTGGTACAAACGCTAAATTGCGTGCTGGCGACATCGTAGTTAATGCTGCTAACAACGAGCAGTACTACGTAAAAAACCCTGCAAACTTGAACACTGCAGGTAACGTAGTCCAGCTTTCTGGTACTGCTGCAGCTATTGCTGCCGATGGTGCTGTTACTGTTATTTCTAACGCTCATGGCGAAGGTTCTGGCGCTCCTGCTGGTCTTCGTTATGGCTTGAGAAAGTATAGCAACAAAGCTCAAATCTTCAAGAACTCTTACAAATTGACTGATGTAGAATTGACGAATAAAATCTCTGTTCAATTCAATGGTCAAGAGTACTACATGTACGCTGCTCAGCACCAAGCTTTGATGAAGTTCCGTTTGGACATTGCTTATGCCTTGTTGTTTGGTAAGGGTAACGCCTCTACTTTCTCTGGCTTCGGTGATGATGCTTCTTCCACTGGTTCTATTGACTACAGCACTGCTGTAACTCAAGTATCTGATTCTGACGGTAATGCAGTACAGTTCACCAAAGGTTTGGTTGAGTGGTGTAAAGACGGCTTGGACTTTTCTGCAGTCTCTGGCGCTTTCTCTTTGGGCGAAATGGGCGACGTAGTAAAAGCTATGGACAAGGTTCGCGCTCCTTATCAGTACATGATTTTTGCAGGTACTGGTGCTAAAATCCAAATGGATAACATTATCAAAAATTTGGGTAGCGGCGGTGTTTCTTCTGTTCGCGTTAATGTAGATGGACGCTCTGCCGACTTTGGCATGGAGTCATTCAACTTGTACGGACGTCAGTTTGTTACTAAGGCATTCCCCATGTTCTCTCACGTTGCTGGTGAAGAAGCTTTGGCTGACGCTACTGACAAAGCATTGTTTATCCCCAATGACAAGATTAAAACCCACGCTGGTTCCGGAATGGTTGACCGTATGCGTGTTCGTTATCTTGAAGGACCCAACACCAACCTTGCTTACAAGGAGTGGATGCTTGGAGGCCTTGCTCCTACGCCAACGGATGGTCGTAGCGTACTTGAGTGCGTTTACGAATCAGCTCAAGGCTTGGAAGTTTTGGGTGTTGAGCACTTTGGAATTGCTCATTTTAACGCACCTTGATAATAGGCGCTTAATTGGGGGAGGGGAAACTCTCCCACTTTTTTCAAATTAGATTGAATTTTTAAATTATTATTCC